CTCGAAGTCTGTATCCCCCCGGATCACCCCCCGCTTTCGGAAGGTCGGCAATGGGCCGGATTGATGATTTAAAGGAGTTGCGCGACGGCCTCCAGGCACGGATGGCCGTCTGCACTTCAGACCAGAACTACGCCGTGATGGGTCGGCTCTTGGCTGACGTGGTCAAACAGATCGAGGAACTTGACCCGGCGTCGAGGGTCGGCCCGTCACACATGGGTGGCGGGGGTGTGCTCCTTGACTTCAAGGCCCGCCTCAACGCTAACCGAACAGGCACAGACTCCTAGGCTCTGGTTTGCCCCCAAGTGGTCGCACACGCTGGGCGACGAGGCCGCCGACTTTGCCGCGGCATTCAGACTAATCCTCGACCCGTGGCAGCGACTCATGCTGCGCGACTGGATGGCGCTGACCGCGTCGGGTCAGTATGAGTGCAAGACGACTGGCGGATCGGTTCCGAGGCAGAACGGCAAGAACGCCGTCATCGAGGCCCGCGAGTTGTACGGCATGGTGCTGCTCGGTGAGGCCTTCCTGCACGCTGCACACGAGGTCAAGACGACCCGAAAGGCGTTCAAGCGCCTGAAGTTCTTCTTCGGAGAGACGGCCAACGACCCGGACGCCAACTTCCCGGAACTCAACGCGCTCGTCAAGGACATCCGGTCGACGAACGGCCAGGAGGCCATCTACCTCCACAATGGGGGCAGCGTAGAGTTCATTGCGCGGTCGGCTGGTTCTGGACGCGGCTTCACGGTCGACGTGCTGGTTCTGGACGAGGCGCAGCACCTCACCGACGAGGAGCTTGAGGCTATCCGCCCGGCAGTGTCGGCGGCGCCGAAGGGCAATGCCCAAGTGATCTACACCGGGACGCCGCCCGGCCCAAAGGTGTCCGGCGAGGTGTTCAAGCGCATCCGGCACTCCTGCTTGGTGCGCAAGGCGAAGCGCCGGTGCTGGCACGAGTGGTCGGCAGATCCGGAGGGCGTCGACCCGGACAGCAGGGAGTGCCTACACCGAGCGAATCCAAGCCTCGGCATGGGTCGCCCCAGCGCGCTCCAGATGGACACGATCCGAGCCGAGCGCGAAGAGCTGAAACTTGAGGGCTTCCTGCGTGAGCGGCTCGGCATGTGGGACGAGGCACACGCCAAGGAGGCGGTGATCTCGTCGCGCCAGTGGTCCGACTGCCGAGTCCCCGACGCCGAGATCACATCCCGCCCCACGGTCGCCATCGACGTATCCCCGATGCTGACCCACACGGGCATCGTCGCCGCCGGCAAGACGGCCGACGGTCGCGTGGGCGTCGAGGTGACGTCGGACGGCGAGACGCTGATCGACTACCGCGAGGGCACCGAGTGGGCGGTCGAGTTGCTGACCCGGAACCGCGCGCACGTCTGGATGGCCGCCGGTTCTGCTGCCGAGACGCTCGCCGATCGCCTCGTCGCCGGTGGTTGCCGTGTCGACGTGATGCCGCGCACGGACTACGCGAAGGCGTGCGTGAACTTCGCCGCAATGGTGGCGCAGAAGCGTCTGGTGCATCGCGGCCAGTCCGAGCTGGATAAGCACGTCACGATCGGCGCGAAGCGTTCGGCGGATGAGGGCCTGTGGACGTGGGGCCGCATCAAGTCGTCGTCCGACATCACTCTCCTGGTGGCCGCCACGGTCGCCGTTGGTGCACATGAACGTAACGACGAATACGACGTCCTTGAATCGGCGTGGTGAGGGGGGTCGTCTTGCATCGGCTGGTTACTACCGCGCTTGACCTGGTCGGCCTGCTGCTCATCGTCGCGGCGCTCTCGCTGCTCGCCGCCACTATCTCCGTTCCGCTGGCGCTTGGCGTCGCGGGGGCCGGGACGCTCGCCGTGTCTTGGCTGATTGACCGACTCCAGGGGGGTAAGCGATGAGCTTGCTTCGCCGCGACACGCCCACCTCTGCCGAGGATTGGCTGTCCGAGCGCCGCGCGTACCGCACGTCGAGTTCGACCGTCACCGCAGAGCAGGCGATGCGTAACGGCGTCGTGTGGGCATCGATGCGGCTTCGCGCCGACATGGTCTCACAGATGCCGGTGGACGTATATCGCCGCGTCGGCCCCATTCTTGTTGGCGTCGACACCCCGGCCGTTCTGAAGTCCCCGCAGGACTTCGCCGAGGGGCATCCGTCGTCGATCGGTGACTGGCTCTATTCGTCCCAGATGGCGCTGGACGGCTGGGGCAATAGCGTGGGCATTGTCACCGCCCGCGACGGCCTCGGATTCCCGCGCCAGATCGAGCTGGTGAAGCCCGAAGAGGTTGCCTTCCGCATCAGCGGCTCGCGGATCATCGACTACAAGATCAACGGCGAGTCCGTGCCGTCGCGCGAGATCTGGCATGAGCGCCAGCACGTCTGGCCCGGGATGCCGGTCGGACTCTCGCCCATCACCTTCGCCGCGCTCACGCTCGGCGGCGCCCTCAACGCCCAGCGCTTCATGGTGGACTGGTTCGCCGGCGGTGCCGTTCCGTCCGCGATTCTGCGCAATGAGGCCACGACGCTGACGCCCATTCAGGCCGAGCAGATGAAACGGCGGTTCCTCGATTCCGTAAGTGTGGGGCAGCCATTCACCACCGGCAAGGACTGGACGTACGAGCCGATTCAGGCAAAGGCGGCCGAGTCTGGATTCATCGAGCAGATGAACTACTCGGCCCTCGACCTGTGCCGATTCTTCGGCGTCCCCGGCGACCTGGTCGACGTTGCCGTGCAGGGCGGCTCGAGCATCACCTACGCGAACGTCACGCAGCGGAACCTCCAGTTCCTGATCCAGAACCTAGGCCCCGCGGTGAAGCGCCGCGAGGAGGCGCTGAGTCAACTCACCCCGTCGCCGCGCGTCGTGAAGCTGAACTCGTCGGCGCTGCTGCGCATGGACGACAAGACGCGGGCCGAGGTGAACCAGATCCGCGTCAACACCCGCGAGCGCACACCCGACGAACTCCGCGCAAAGGACGACTTCGAGCCGCTCACCGAAGAGCAGTACGCGCAGTTTGACCGCCTGTTCGGTTCCAAGAACGCCACCCCCGCAGCAAAGGGAACAGCAGCATGACCACACGCCAAGACGCCGCCCGCGATCGCGCGGCCAGCACTCGAGCCGTAGCGGATCGCCCGCGCCAGCGCCGCAGTTCTGAGGTTTCCTCGGATGCGCCGCGAGTAACCGTCCGCGCGCAGATGGAGCTACGCGAAGCGGAGTCCGGCCTGCTCACCTTCGAGGGGTACGCCTCGATCACCGAGCGCGGCTACGAGATGTGGGACTTCTTCGGCCCCTACATGGAGATCGTCTCGGCCGGCGCATTCACGAAGACGCTGGCACAAGAGGGGCTGGACGTCCCGCTGGTGCTGGCCCACGACCAGCTCCGACGCCTGGCGCGCACCACCAACGGGACGCTCACCCTTTCCGAGGACGCCAACGGCCTGAAGGTCGTGGCCCAGCTCGACCCGACCGACCCGGATGTGGCCTACATTGCGCCGAAACTGCGGAGCGGCTTGATCGACGAAATGTCGTTCGCCTTCCGCATTGAGTCCGGCCAGTGGTCTCCCGACTACGAGGAGTACCGGATCAACGCCACGAACATCCATCGCGGCGACGTGGCGATCGTCGGATTCGGCGCCAACCCGTTCACTGCCGGCTCTGGCCTCCGCTCCCAGCGCACGCTCCAGCGCGAGCGCCGCACGCTCCGCATTCCGGAGCCGCTCATCCCCTTTGTCTGACGGCCACACGGCCGCCTTCTGACCGTTCGCCTCGCGCGAGCCCCAACGCGCACCACGCCTGACGGGGCCGCCTGTTGCTGGGTCAAACCCCAACCAACAACCCGAGAGGAACCAAGATGGCTCTCACCATCGATCAGCTCATGAACAAGGTGCGCGAGGAAATCAACGAGCGCATCGCCAAGCGGAACGACCTCACCGAGCAGCTCAACGCCGTCCGGGATGCCGACGCCGTCGACACCGAGCGCGAGTCCGCAATCGTCGACGAGCGCGCCGCCCTCGACGCCGAGATCAAGGCCCAGCGGGAGCGCCTCGACGGCCTGCGTGCCGAAGCCGAGGCGGACGCCGCGGTGGCACGCCTCCAGTCGGAGATCCGGCCCACCG